GAAGAAGATGAATTGAAAAATGCGGCGACCCAAGAGGAAGAAGTAGAATTTCAACGTTTCTTAGAAAACGAAGTAGCAGCAGATGCTGAAGCTTTGTTAGCAGAGTTTGGAGATAAAGATGAGTCTTAATGAATTACTTGCGGCGACTGGCTCAGTAAGACATGAAGATAAAGAAATCACAGAAGAAATATTAATAGAACATATAAAAGAAATTAGAGATTTAATTGCCTATTGGAGAGTATATCCTGATAGACTTATAGATTATTATTGTTCTCTTAATCCTAATAATACTTTTCATTTATTTTTTTATCAAAGAATGTTTCTTAGAGTTATTATGCGGCATCGCTATACTTACGCAACATTTGTTCGTGCGTGATCTAAATCATTTATGTCTGTTATGGCATTAATGTTAAAATGTATATTATATCCTGGAGCGAAGATATTCTCTGTAGCTGGTGGTAAAGAACAGTCTGCGCAGATTCTTTCTTCTAAAGTAGATGAAATTTGTAAATTAATTCCAGCTTTAGAAAAGGAAATTATTTGAGAAACACGAGGTACGCGTGCGCGCACTTCTCAAACTAAAGATACTGTTATATATACTTTTAAAAACGGCTCTGTGCTTCAAAACATTGTTGCAGGTGAAAAATCAAGAGGTTTGCGTTTTCAAGCTGGATTAATGGAAGAATGCGTTGGTATCGATCAAGATATATTAAATGAAATTGTAATTCCTACTATGAACGTAGATCGTCGCATTAATGGTGGAGATCCGGATGAAGATGAAGCTCTTAATAAAAGTCAAACTTTTATTACTACTGCAGGATATAAGGGAACTTTTTCATATGAAAAGTTAATTGAAATGTTAGTAATGTCAGTAGCACGTCCTAAAAAAGCAATGGTTCTCGGAGGTTCTTGACGAACTCCTGTGGTAGAAAAACTTCTTTCTAAAGACTTTGTAAAAGAACTTAAAATGGATGGTACATTTAATGAAGATTCTTTCGATCGTGAATACGAATCTAAATGAGCTGGAGACGTAGAATCAGCATTTTTTAATTCTGATGATTTTAATAAGCATAGAGTTATCAATACTGCGGAGAAGCAGTATAGTAATAAAATCGGCAAAGATGGATATTATGTTCTCGGCATTGACGTTGGTCGTTTTGGAGATCAAACTGAGGTAGCGGTTCTTAAAATTTCTCGTCTTAATAGTGGTAATTTATTAAAACAATTAGTAAATATTTATACCATCGAGGGTGAAAATTTTATTATTCAAGCACGTAAAATAAAGAGAATTTTTAAAAAGTTTAAATGTCGTGCGGCGGTCGTTGACGGTAATGGTGTTGGAGCAGGTCTTGTAGACTTACTCGTTGTAGACGATACCGATCCTGAAACAGATGAATTCTTACCAGGATGGGGAGTTATTAATGATGAAGAAGATCCTAAAACTGGCCGTACTAAATATAAATCTCTTGAAACTGAAAACACAATTCATAATGCTATGTATATTATGAAAGCTACTACCACATTAAATTCTGAAATGTATGCTTATTGTAAAACTCAAATAGCAAATGGTAGAGTAAGATTTTTAATCAGTGAAACAGTTGCTAAAAATAAGTTATTATCACAAGCACAAGGACAAAAAATGTCTGTTGCAAAACGTGCGGAATATTTATATCCATATACTCAAACTTCGATTCTCGAAAGTCAAATGTGTAATTTAATAGAAGAAAGTGATGGAGCGCATCTTCTTGTAAAACAGTCTAGTAAAAAAATTAAAAAAGACAAAGTTTCCGCGCTTATATATGGTTTATATTACTGTAAAATGGAAGAAGATCGAAGAGGAAAACGTAAAAAATTTAATGCGGCGGATCTTATGCTTTTTTCTGGTTCTTTAAAAATTTAGGGGCAAAAATATATTAATACTATAAACAAATTTTGAAATTTTATTAGATTATGAGAAGAGGTGTTTCATAATGCTAAGTAGTAGCGGAGAAGTTCGGATTCATAATATTCTAGTTGATTATGGAATACCTTTTGAAGAGGAATATGAATTTGATGATTTAATTAGCAGTAGTGGCCGACATTTAAGATTTGATTTTGCGATATTTGATGACGATGGAGAATTACTTTGTCTCTTGGAATTTAATGGTAAACAACATTATACAAGTGTTGGAAAATTTGGAGGGGCAAAAGGATTAAGTCGTCAAAAATATAATGATCAAAAAAAGAGAGAATATTGTTTAAAAAACAATATAAAATTAGTATCAATTCCTTATTTTGAAGAAGAAAGAATTGATTATGATTATTTGGCCCAATTAATATACTAAGGAGGATGGGTGAGCACAGAAAAAAGATTTGGCTTAATTGGCTCTCAGAGTGACACCCGCACTCCAAGAGAGTATAATAAAATTAAAATTGGTAAAACAGTATTAAAGGATGACGCTTTTCTTAATACTGATTTTTTAAAACCAAAACATCGTAAAATGAAGCGTTCAGAAATTGAACAAGCGATAGAACGTCAAGATTTAAAGAAAATTAGGGCAATTTCTGAGTATTTCTTTTATTCTAATGGTATATATCAAAGACTATGTAGATATATGGCATATTTATATCGTTATGATTGATTTATAACACCAGTACGATATGATGATAAAATTAAAGATGAAAAAGTTATAGAAGGTTGATATAAGGGTGCAAGATATTTAGATAATAGCAATCTTAAAAAATTCTTTGGAGAAGTTGCACTTAAAGTTGTGCGAGATGGTTGTTATTATGGATATGTAATAAAACAAAAAGAAGCAGCTTATATACAAGAACTTCCAATTAATTATTGTCGATCTCGTTACAGTGTTAATGATAAAAAGACAGTTGAATTTAATGTAAAATATTTTGATGATGCTTTTAGTGATGTAGTTTATAGAGATAAAGTATTAAAATTATTTCCACCAGAGTTCCGTAAAGCATATATAGCATATAAAAAGAATAGACTTCCAAAAGATCCATCTAGAGACGAAGCTGGATGGTTTGTTTTAGATATAAATTGCGCTTTTAAGTTTAATCTTAATAATAGCGATTTTCCGCTTTTCCTTGCGGTGATCCCTAAACTAATGGATTTAGATGATGCGCAAGACCTTGACAAGAAGCGTATGGCGCAACAGTTATTACGTTTAGTTATTCAAGAAATGCCTTTAGATAAAAACTTTGAGCCAGTTTTTGATATTCCTGAGATTCAAGCTTTTCATAATAATGCGGTTGCTATGGTAGGCGATGGAACTGGTATTAGTGTTCTTACTACTTTAGCTAATGTTAAAGTTGAAGATTTATCTGATGGAAATAGTACAAATGCCGCAAATGATCAACTTGAAAAAGTTGAACGCGGTGTTTATAATGAATCTGGCGTTAGCCAAATGCAATTTAATAGTGATGGTAATATAGCACTTGAAAAATCAATTGCTAATGATGAAGCAACTATGACAGATTTATTATTACAATTTGAAGAGTTTACTGAACTCCTATTGGATTTTGTAAATAAAAATAAGAAAAGACTTCATTATAGAGTGTCAATGTTGCCTACTACAATATATAATTATAAAGATTTAGCTAAACTTTATAAAGAACAAACTACTATGGGGTTTTCAAAATTGCTTCCTCAAGTTGCTCTTGGAAGTCCGCAAAGTATTGTTATGGCAACAGCTTTCTTTGAAAATGATATGATGCATCTTGATGAAGTATTCATTCCACCGCAAATGTCTTCTACTATGTCAGGAGATAGCGGACAGCAAAATCAAGATAGTAATAAAACTAAGTCTGGTGATACAGAAGCTTCTGGTGGAGCTGCAGGTGGCCGTCCAGAAAAACCAGATGATGAAAAATCAGATAAGACAATCGCAAATAGAGAATCAGCAAATTAAGAGGTTAGGAGGTGCATTAAGTAGTGGCACTAAAAAATAAATCAGAAATTAGTATGATTAGTGGGCCTGAATTTATTAACCTCCAACCTTTAGATATTAATCCTCTTATGAGTGAATGTCAAATAAAGGTATTTTATTTAGGACATAATCGTAATGGTTCTTATATTAATCGTAGCACGGCAGAAGAGATGTCTAAGACATTGCGGGGAACGCCTATTGTTGCGGCTTATAATAAGAACAAAGAAGATTTCGGAGATCATGGAGATGTAATTCGTATTGAAGATGGAGAAATTCATTTTGAATGCAAAACAATTCCTTATGGTTTTGTTTCTCCTAATGCTGAAGTTTGATTTCAAAATTTTATAGATACTGATGAATTTGATAACCAAGTTGAACGTACTTACTTAATGACTACAGGGTATTTGTGAGATGGACAATATCAAGAACTTAAAAAAGTTCTTGAAGAAGGCCAACCTCATTCAATGGAATTAGATACAAATTCTTTAGATGGTCATTGGGCAAAAGATAATAACTTGGGAGTTGAGTTTTTCATTATAAATGACGCAGTTTTTAGTAAACTGTGCATACTTGGAGATGACGTTGAACCCTGCTTTGAAGGCAGTTCTGTTACAGCAACATCTTCAGAAGTTCAGAAAACTTTTAGTTCAAATCAAGAGTTTTCAAAGACTTTGTTTACTATGATGAATGAATTAACAGATGCGATACAAAGCAAAGGAGGGTTGGAAATGCCTAACGAGTTTGCAGAGCAGACTGAAACTGTTGAAGAAACATCTACAGAGTTTGCGGAAGTAACTGAAGAAGTTACAGCTGAAGAACCTGTTGATTATACGGAAGCGGAAGAAGCTCCCGCAACAGAAGTCGAGGGTGAGTTTGAAAAGAAAGATGACGACAAGGACGATTCTGACGATTCAGACGATGACGACACATCGGATTCTGAGGACAAGGACGACGATGATGATGATGACGATAAAAAGAAACCTGCTTCTAAAAATTCTCTAGAAGAATATGAAGCACTCCAGAAGGAGGTTGAATCTCTTCGTGCGGAGATTGAATCACTTCGTGAGTTTAAACTAACTGTTGAGAACGAGCAAAAAGACGCTTTAATGGACTCATGGCCTTACAACACCTTATCAGAAGAAGATAAGGCTGATGTGATTGCTCATAAGTCTGAATATAGTCTTGATGAAATCAAGGCTAAACTAGCCGTTATTTACGTTGAGAAGGGTGTCCAATTTACTGCAGAAGCTCAAGAGGAAACTCAAGAAGAGCCTGCGGAAGAAGCGATTACTACTTTCTCACTAGACGGTGAGGTTGTGGAGTATGAATCTGATTTACAGAGGGCACTCCGTGCAACAATGTAAAACTAAACGAAGGAGAAACATAAATGAGTGTTACTATTAAGAAAGATGGTTATGGCCAAGTAGAGCCTAACCACCTATCTGCTCCTCGTGACGGCGGTGTTTGGGCACAGTTACCAGCCAATGAAGAGATTGAAATTCTTGAAAATGGTATGTTTGTAAAATATGATTATGCAAACGAT